TGATTTCCTTTGACTTGGGGCAGAAAAATGACCCGACCGTTATTTCGTTCTTTTTCCGTGATCCAGTCGAAGAGATTATCTACCTTCACAGGCAGGTCACTATCTCTTCAGGGGAAACGACTGATGAATATGTCCATTACCTGCTTGACCGTGAAAGCAGGGGTGTCCCGATTGCGCTTCCGCACGATGCTAATCAGGCTGGGCGTTATACCCTATCGGAACAGACGGTACGTGAGGTTTTTGAAGAAAACTATGGTCTGAATGTCATCCCTGGCGCTATTCTCAACCCCCCCAATGATCAGGGCAAAGTAACTAACCACAAATCCTACGGGATTAATATAATGCGGTTAATGATGGAGCGTGGGACGCTAAAAGTCCATGAATCCTGCACGGAATTCTTGGATGAGGCTCGAAACTACGCCATCGACGAAAACGGGCGGTTTAGTGATCCCGATGACCACATTGACTCTGCCCGAATCGGCATTCTTGCGTTGATCCAAGGACATGGTGAGGCGCATGTTGGCATGGTAAAGAGTTTTGAACACAAACGGCTGTCGCCCATAGAGGGAAGGTTACAAAGGATTTAACATGCTCGACAAACAAAATATCGTTGTTGATAGTCTAGAGTCGCCCCCTCAGAACAAGGGTATCGAATACAAAGTCGCCCACGAGGTCTACCTCAAAATGGTGGACTACCTGCGACTGACGCAAGCCAAGAACACTCTTAACCGGATGTCGGCTTACCAGTACTTGCAGGTGCAGGTTGCCAACTCCACCGAGGCTATCCGTGGCATTGACTACATCCACCCAGTGGTGACTCCAGGCGTTGATTACGCTACAGCCGTCATCACTAAATGCCTGATGCCTTCCGGCAAAGTGGACTTTATGTTTGACCGGTTCTCGGAAAAGGATGACCTGCAAGCCCGTCAGGCCACCGAGATGGTTAAGTACATGCTCAACAGCAAGAATGACTCTTACCAAGTGATTCGTGACTGGGCGCAGGGTGCTTTGCTCAACAAGAACGGTATTGTGATGATCTCTCCTATTCGGGAGCCAATCACCCAATACAAAGAAGTTGAGGGAACCAAAGATCAGCTACGTGCTTTTGAGATCATGGCGGCTGACAAGGGCTTAACTGCCAAGCGTCAGAACATGCGTAAGATTGATGTCAACCTCGAGGGCGTGGCGCAGGAAATGGCGATGGATGACAGCCCAGAAATGGTGGCTGACAGCATTAATGCCAACTCGATCTACCGTGCCAAGTACAAGCTGACCGGATACTCCACCACGGTGCGTATCAAGCAGGTTGCCCAGCACTACTTTGTCTGCAACCCGACTATTAGCACCATTCAAGATCAAGACTTTGTGGGGTTCTATGACCCCATGACTATCCATGAAGCTAAAGCCCAGTTTCCTTATATTGATCTTGAGAAATTTGCTGATCATGCAGCTTACGGCCCCGCTGGTGCTTATCAAGCTGGCGCTCTCGAGAATGATCTGGCCCTTCACGCTCGAGATTCGACACCGGTCCCAGGACAAGGAGTGATCGCCTCCCAAGGCGCTGACCGCTACAGCCGTGTGGTGATGTTGACCACTGCCTGGATTCGCCGTGATGTGGACGGTGACGGCGAAGAAGAGATCATTGAGGTTTGCTTCTCTGGCTCCTACATCCTGTACATCAAGGAAGTGGACTTCATTCCTCTCGCCAACATGTGCCCCAAACCTTTGGTGGGCAACTTCTTTGGCTATTCCCTTGCCGAGCGGCTTATTCCAATGCAGGAATACGCCACCGCCATTGCCCGTGCCGAAATGGCCTTTGCAATGCAAGCCTCTACTCCACGGATTGGGGTTAACCCTGAGTTCATGGATGCTGAAGAAATCCAGCGGGGTGTTTCGGCAATGTTTATTTTGGATCGCAAGTTTGATCCGACCAAGCACGTATTTGAGTTCCAGCCCATGCAGGGCAACTTGGGCTATGTAGAGTCTTCGATGGCTCGGTTTGAAAAAGACACCATGGCAATGATTGGCATGACCAGCCCTGGTGATGTTCTGAACCCTGAGGTAATGAAAGACGGCAATTCCGGCTACAAGTTGCAGTTGGCTATGGGCCCAAACCAGCTTATCCAAGACGAGATGGTCAAGAACTGCGCTATTGGCTTGCGGGAAGCTATCTACATCATTTGGAAGACGCTGATCCAATACTCGGATGACTACAACATCCAGCAGTTGGCGGCGGTTTGTGGGGAAGGCCAGCCTTTCTTGGATGCTTTAAGCATGGAGAACTACGAGTTCATTGACCGCAAGCAGATTTCCATAGATTTGGCTCTTGGCTTCCTGTCGGACGAAAACCGCCTAACCCGCCAGCAGTTGATCATGCAGACCCAGCAACAGTTTGCGGCTATGGTTGGTCAGCTTGACCCTTCCGTTCCAGAGCTATTCTACAAAGTGCGCCGTCCGTTTGAGGATACCTTGCGGGTCTTGGGTGTTCGGGATGTGGATTCGTATCTGCCCACTCTCGAGGAAGCAGCCAAGATTATCCAGTCCATGGCTCAGAAGCCTCCCTCACCAGAGCAAGCCAAGATGCAAGCACAGGCCAAGGAGCAGGAAACTAAGGCCGTGCTCAACCAGGCTAACACTGAATTGGCGCTTAAGAAGGCGCAAGACATTGACACCGACAACATGTTTGAGGCAATGGCGGCTAAGGCTGGCAAGCTCAAGGCGGTTCAGGTCGATTAATTGGAGAAAGGCAAAGCAATGTTATTGGAAAGAATCCGAGAATATTTCAACCGTAGAAGCAATCAGCGGGATGCTGAGAAAGGAGCCACGCCGGAGAGACGGACACTAGCCATTCAGAATGGTGAGACGGCAGGACGACTGCTGGCTAACCAAGATTTTGCATTGATGTTTAACCTGTACAGGTTCGACATGCTGAGTCAGCTTGAGGATTCAGCGACTGACGAGGAAAGAATACGCAACGCTCACTATGTTGCTGGGGTCCGAGATTTCGTCTCCTTCGTGGAAAAAACGGAATATATCGGGAAATTGGCACAAAAAAATGTGCAACAAACTAATGAAATGGGTTAATATATGACAGACGTAAGTGCGACTGAAGCACCCGCCACTGTGCAAACTGGTAGTCCTGAGGATGCCATCGCTGCGATGATTGCCGCCAATCGGCGTAACGGTCCGCAGGTTGAGGGCAGTACCCCGCCACCAGCAGGACAAGAAGAGGCGAAAGCCGAATCCCCTGAGGCGGCTCCTGTTGAGGAAGCCGAACCTGAAGATGGTAATACTGAGGCAGAAGGATCAGTAGAGTCCGAGGAAGTGGAAGAGGCCACCGATGGTGTAACCGACCCAATTAATTTCTTGGAGTTTGCGGAAGCCAATCCTGACATGCTTTGGCGTATTCCGAACAAAGACGCACCAAACGGCTTTGTGGAGATACCCGTAAGCAAGGCAGCGGCTATCCTAGGTCAAGGTAGTGCTATCCATGAAAATGCTCGCAAACTTAAAGCTGAGAAGGCTGAGTTTGAAGAAGAAGTTGCAAAGCGGCGCAATGAACTTGATGGTTTGCAGATTGGTTTAGAGCTGACCATTGTTCCTCAGTTGCAATCAGCGGCTGATGAGCTAATCACGCTCCAATCCTATAACCAGCAATGGGCAAAGATTCGTGATACTGCATCAGATGAAGTCCAACGGTCTGAAGCTGAAGCGGCTATCCGAACCAATCTCCAGTTAATTCAGGAGAAGTCCGAGTTCATTAAGTCGAACAGGCCAAAGGTTGAACAGTTCTACCAGCACCGAACCCAAATGGTTCAGGCTGAACTTGACAGGGCTCGTCAGAGCTTTTCAGACAAAGAATTGAGCAACAAGGCTAATTTCACGGAACTCCGTGACAAGCTGGCAAAGGATTGGAAGGCGGCTAACAGTACGTTTATTCCTGGTGTGCCAAACATTGATTTGGTGAGCAGTGATGAATATTTGTTGGGTTTGATCCGTGATGGCATGAAGTTCCGTGAGGGACCGAAAGTCAAGAATGTCGGGGGTTCCCTGGCGGCGGCAAGCAAACCTGTAGCCAAGGCCAAGACTGCGCCGGAAGATGCAACTGTCGAACTTCAAAAGAAGGCCAAGACTGGCGATAAGAATGCCCAGCGTGATCTTTTGGCAACCATGCTTATGGCTAACAAGAACCGCCGTAAGTAATCTTTAGGAGTTTTGAAATGGCAACAATCACCTCTGCAAACCTTGGTAACGGCGCAGGTCCGTACCAAACCGACATCGTGGTCAAAGACCTTGACTTGACCGTCTCTAACTATGTGAAGGACCGCACTCCGGTCACTAACATGGCTATGAGCAAAAAGCGCAAGATCAACTCGACCCTGCACATTTGGCCCATCGACTACTTCCGCACCCCCAGCCTGAACGCCAAGCTGGAAGGCGCTGCTGTGTCGTCTTCTGCCGCACAAAGCAACACCCGTGCAAACTTGGGTAACTACACCCAGATTTTCACCACCATCATTGGTGCAACCGGTACTGCCCGTGCTGTTGAGCAAGCTGGTGGCGATCCCCAGGCTTACCAAGAGGTCAAGCAATTGACCGAAATCATGTTCGACGTTGAACTTCAGATGGTTCGTGCTGACGGTGCTTCTATCAAGTACTCTGGTCAGTCGGCTACTCAAGGCGCAACGCCCAACGATGGTCGCCGTTTTGGTTCGCTGTACTCTTTTGCAGGTACTCGCTCCGGCAACGACACGGACGGCACTTCTGTGCTGAACCTTGCCGCTTCCGACAGCAACGACACCACTTCAGCAGTGGCAACCAACACCCCGTTCAACGGCTCCTTGCCTAACGCCGGTCTTGGTTACTTCACCTTCTCGTCTGGTGTGACTCTTCAGCAATTCAGCCCCTACCTGTACAAGCAGTTAGTGACTACCGCTGAACAGCGCTTCAATGCCAAGATCACCAACATGGTGGTTCCCACATCGATGCGTACTCACATCTCGGACATGATGCCGACTAGCCGTTCTATCAACCGTTTTAATCCGGCTGACAAGGGCGACACAATCAGCACCTACGAGGGTGACTTCAACTACACCTATCAGATCGATGACTGCTGGGTCATGGATCAGACTGGTGCTGACAACACTTCTGCCCTGTTCATGAACCCTGATGTTATTCAGTGGGGTTCCTTGCGTGAACTCGGCCCGAACAACGAAGTGTTCTCCAACGCTGACGCTTCGCTTGACCAGTACATCATGGAAGGTACGCTCATTGTGCGTAACCCCGCTGGTGTGGCTGTGTTGGCTGCGATTTCGCCTACTGGTGCAACTGTGACGGGTCCCCGTCCTTCTGCTCAAGTTCAGCGTTATCTCACCTGATAGCGTCCAAGGCATTACGCTTTCTGAAGGGGGTTGGCGACAGCCCCCTTTGGTAAGGAGTAAAGCAATGGAACTGAACCTGAACAACGAAGAAGCCAAAGTAAACGAGGACTACTACCTTAAGGGCAACCTTGAGGCGGGAGTTGAGGGCGTTCTACGCAAGAACGACAAACTCTACAACGAGGTGAAATCGGGTACATGGTCGCAGACCTTTGACACCGCAAACATCTCCTACAAGATTGGGGCTCAGGACGGCGTTCGGTACATCCAGTTTGACCAAAAGAACGTCGAGTCTATTCGCCAAGACTGCAAGAACATGCGTGAGTTCTACAAGCAACACGGGACGGACAATCCCTTCTTTGCCGGAACCTTCCATGCCATGAACCTGCCCAAGTGCTTTGCCCATGAGATCAGTTCCAAATGGTTTGATAATCGCCCTTGGGAACTTATCAAGAAAGACAAGAAAGACAAGATTCTTTTCTACGCTATCGTGAACGAATATTACTCAGATTTCGTTTGCCACCCTAGCGGAAAAATCCCTCTTCCTTATAATCCAATCATTCCGACCAAATGAGGATGAAGCATGGTCCCTTACCTTCAATCGGCTAATTCCCTGGTTAGCAGAATAGCCCAATGGGTTGGGTCCATTCCTCAATCAATCGGGATCAATGCATCGTCTTTTGACAGCAATACCAAGGTCATTACGACCAGCTCCAATCCCACATCTGCCGTGATTGCTGGGGACTTCATCGGTCCAAACCTGATGGGTCCATACACCTTGGTATTGTCTGTCACCTCCACAACCATCACGGTCAGCGATCCTGATGGCGTGTGGACTGACCTCACCTATCCAACTGCAATTCTGTCTTTGCCTCGTTCTGACACCATGCAGATTCTTGCATCGGTGCAGTTGGCAGAACTGAAAATGCGTACTTTGGAAATTCCTGCTTTGCGTTCTGACCCGTACGATGATGCTTACCCAAGCACTCTGCTGACAGACGCAAACGGATTTGCCCCGATTCCTGCCGACATGAACTGGCCTATTCTCTTTTTCCAAGAGACACCGAACAGCCAAGTTCAACCAGGCACTCCCGCCGCTTCATATGGTCCTTGGATCATCTACGACCGTGTTGGCGACCGTGAGATTATTCGTCGCCGGATGATTGACCAGCTTTATGTTCGGCCTTTTGGTGTGCCTCGAGTCATCCGTGCATCGTTCTCTGAGGTCGGGCAAAAATATGTTTTCACCCCTAATCCTGGTGAAGGCTGCGTCATCAAGGCTTATTACCAAAAGACATTCCCGTTCCTTTTGGGAATTACTGGTGATGCCCTTGAGCCTGTCGTGCAAACAAACGCTGTTCTGAATAGCTTCCCTGAAGGCTATTTCTACGGTACTTTGTGGGCTTACTACGACAAGAACAAAAACTTGGAAGAGTCGCAAAAGTGGCTGGGTCGCTTTGATGATTCGTATGGTCTGATTGAGGATCAGAACTACAAAGACAAGTGGCGTGGCGGCGATCAGCACCTCACTTCTGAGTGGCAACCCCGTGATTACCGTTACAACTTCAAGTGAGGCTAGAACATGGCAAATGAATCAGTAGGTCTGTACGGTAATACGACCACCTTTGGCGGCACATACTTTGAGTGGCTGGTTTTCCAAGAATCGGCTACAGCGCCAGCCACCCCGACCGGTGGCTCTTGGTCATTCACTACAAACATTGGCACACCTCCAGCAGGGTGGTCAAACTCCATTCCCACAAACCCAACAAACCCTGTTTGGATGTCTATTACGCTCGTTAATAGCCGTTCTACAGCAGCATTGGTTTGGTCTGCTCCTGGCCCGATTTATCGTGCAGGTCCCACAGGCCCTACGGGAAGTATCGGCCCCCAAGGCCCCACGGGTAATGTGGGACCTACGGGTAGCACGGGCAATACCGGCCCAACGGGTCCCACGGGAGCCACGGGTGCAACAGGTTCTGGCGGTGCTTTGGGCAACTATGGTGCATTCTTTGACACCACAGACCAAACTGGCTCAACAACCGAAAAAGTCGTTGCGATTGCTCAAACAACATCGGCGCAAAACATTTCCCTGTCTGGCACAGGCCGGATTGTTATTGCCACGCCAGGAACATACAAGCTGACCTATTCTGTTCAGCTAATGAACATCGACAATTCGATTCATTACGCTGATATTTGGTTAAAGTACAACGGTTCTAACTATCCCGATTCCAACACTCGGTTCTATATCCCAGCACGAAAAAGCTCAACAGAATATGGCTATGCAGTAGCAACTGTTGACTTCATCGGAACATCCACCGCCGTCAATGATTATGTAGAACTGTATTGGGTAACTGATAGCACTCAGGTTTCGATTGAAACGTTGCCGGCGGCTGGTAGTGTTCCGGCAACACCTGGCGTTATCGTTAACGTCTCGCAGGTGATGTACACCCAAGTAGGCCCCACCGGCCCCGCTGGATCAGGCATCACATACAAAGGCACGGTTGCAAATATTGGTGATTTGCCTCCCACAGGCAACTTGGTAGGCGATGCGTATATTGTCCTGTCGAACAACCATTTGTATATTTGGAACGGTTCGTCATGGGTTGATAACGGATCCCTTGTCGGCCCCACGGGTCCCACGGGCGCTCTTGGCCCGACCGGCCCTACTGGTGCGGCTTCTACTGTTGCTGGACCCACTGGCCCCACCGGCGGCGCAGGTGTAGCAGGTCCCACAGGCCCGACCGGCACTGCTGGCCCAACTGTGTATCCGGCTACTGGTATTGCGGTTTCAACGGGGACGGGCTGGGATACTTCTTTGCTTGGCTCAATTACAGGTCAAACCCCGACTTGGAATGGCACTGCATGGACTTTGGGAGGCCCTTATTTATCGCTTGCAGGCGGCACAATGACTGGTAACATTGTGTTTGCGCCAGGCCAAACATTCCCCAATGCTGGCGTTTCGATAGGCCAGGTTTTCTTCATGGTTAATTCTTAAGGAAAAAATGAAATGGCAACAGGAATCCTAGCCCAATCAGCGCCATCAGCGGCGACCAACACGACTGTATATACAGTCACAGCGGGGAAGACTGCTTCAATCACAGTCAGTTTTCTAAATCAAACATCCGGCATGATTGCCGTGCGTCTGGCAATTGCGGCAAGCGGCACACCCACGACAAGCGAGTACCTTGAGTACGATGCAATCATCCCTGCAAATTCGGTTTTGGAAAGAGGTGGCTTAGTTGCTACTGCTACCAAAAACATCGTTGTTTATACCAGCGCTGCTGGTGCATCTGTTAGCGTGTACGGATACGAGGAGTAAACATGTCACGAACCACCAACCAACTGCCTGTTTCTGACACAACGGCAAATGCTGTAACTGTAAATTCGACAACCGGATTTTCTGCTGGTGAATTGATTTACTACAAAAACGGCGATTATGCGCCGATTTCAAATACCGCTTTGACTTCTGCTCCGTTTGATCTGACAGTAAATCAACCTTTGACTGCCAATTCGGCATTAGGTAACTATTATGTTACCGGCAATATGGCAACTCAAAACTACGGTGGCAAATGCCAAACAGTTGCAAAATTGTCAAATGGAAACCTTGTCCGTGTTTTTTTTGAATACAACACTGGCATCCCCCAATTTGAAATTTATAACCAAAGCAATGTTGAAGTAGTTGCACCAACAACAATTAATTCAACATACATCAATAACACATACACAAACATTTCTGTATCGGCTTTTGCGTCCGGCGGTTTTGTTGTTGCATGGGTAAACTCAGGTGGCGGCACAAATTGGTCTGTGAATTATGCTGTTTACAACAATAGCGGCACTTCAACTTTAGCTGCCGTTCAGGACACATCTACTGGTGGCGTTGATGTTTCAACATATATTGAAGTTTCAACAACATCAAATGATTATTTCTTCATTGTTGTTGGTGTGAGTAGTACAGTACGGGTTCGTTGCTGGACAAAAACTGGAACTGCTCAGTTTGCTTGGTACAACACATCTATCGCTTCTAGCGCTGGATGGCCTTTACGAATCTGCACAAGAAGCAATAACAACTTAGTTATGGCTATTGGTAGAAGCGGACCAAATGATGTTGCAATTCGCGTTTTGGATACATCTGGAACTGTTGTAAACAGTCAAAATTACATGCCAAGCGGAGCTTCACAAGTTCAATCACCAAGTGTTGCTTGTGATGTAATGTCTGATGGTTCAACCGTAGTTATCGTTTTTGCGTCACTTATTAGTTCAGTTTGGACTTACCAATATGTCACATTGAACAATAGTAATACTTTGAGTGCTGAATACACTTTACCGACATCAAATATAAACCCAACTTGGTCTACAGCAGGAACGCCCAACTTAACCAGCATGAATGTCAAGTGTTTTTCTAATGGCACTTGGGCATGGTTTATGAGTGATACAACATATGCAATTAACTATGCCATTTTCAACAATGCAGGAACATGTTTAACCGGTGTAAACAGCGCAAACGGAAAAGCCGCTCCTATTTTAGTGCCAGGAAGCATGTATCAACCAATTGTTCCTGGTACTGCGGTTGAAACAACAAGCGGTTTTAATTTCTATTTCCATTGTGTTAGTTATAACTCATCGTTCCAGCCGATGGTGTTTTTCAAGGTAAGTAACACAAGTTATCAGCTTGTTCCTGGTAGTTCTATTCCTGCAACAGTGGGAACTGCAACAACCAACGTTAATGCGTATTCAAAATTGGCATCAGGACCAAGCTATGCAAAATTTGTTGCTTCAACATCTTCAACTTTGTCGCAAAATTTGAGCACTCAGTTTACATCTAGTGCATCAACCATTGTAGGATCAGCATGTAATGCTCTTCATGGCTCATCTTGGAGTAATGGTTCTTATGCAATCGCATATAGAACAACTGGCAGCTTGATCAACTATGTGAATATTTACAATGCATCAAACGCATTGGTCACAACAATTAATGTTGGCATCACCACTGCTGGCTCCCCCATCGTAGAAAACAATACCATTCGAGTTGCGTGTTTGAGCAACGGTGGTTTTGCTGTTGCTTGGATTAAAGCAAGTACCAGCAATATGGCAATCTCTATATATGATTCTTCATATGTGCTGGTTAATGAAGTTGCTAGTCCAAGCATGTACAACCCAGTAAGCACGATTGATTACAACTTTGATTTAGCTGCGCTTACAGGTGGTGGATTTGTTTTTGCTTACATTTATAGCAGCGCATATTATGCTGTGTACAGCAGTGGCGGTACTTTAATAATTAACAACCCCGCCCCAACTGGTGGCTCTCCAACTAATATTGCTGTTGCGCCATCGCCATGGAACGGATTTGCATTGACATATTCAGATCAAGGTAGTTCTGTAAATCGTTTTTACATGTATTACACGATCAACGGGACTTCTTGGCAATATCCATCAGGCTGGACATTTGGCTCTAGCACTGGTGGTTATGGAAATAAAATTATGAGAGGAACCGGTTGTGGTTTATTTATTTTCCCAGGATTCACTGGTGGATCAACCACCAATTACATTTATATCTTGAATGCAGTTGCTGGTTATCAAGGAAGTTCTCAATACAGTTACAACTGCGGTGATTACCGTAGAGTTACAGTTGGAGCCGCAGGTAACGGGATGATGTGTTTTATGGAGGCCAACAATGGCGGCACATCTACTTTATACACAACCGGTTCATATAACTATGGAACAGCGCCAGCTTTGGCTCTTTTCAATATGACTGGTGTGTCTGGTAGATCTGGTTCTTCAGGTTCATGTGTTTCGTCTTTTAGTGGACCAGGTGCAAACACAATTATGTTGTACTTAAATGCAAATAATCTTCCGTCTCGTGCGGTAATTTCATTAGGCCCTTACACGGCGACAGCAAACACAGTTGCAGGTACGACAACTTCTGCAAGTTTGCCTGTAAATCCAAGCACTAACGGAACTTTAAATGGATACATTTTCCAAGGAGTTTCAGTTACTGCTGCTCCAGCAGGTGGAACAGGTATTGTTCAAACAAACGGAACCGCAACGCTGAATTCAAATTACAGCGCATCGGCTCCTTCATCAACATTTGATTACACGATGCCGAACGGCTCCGGTATTACTGGTGTTAAAGGTAACGCTGTTGGAAGAACTGTAACTTTGAAAGGAACCATGTAATGGGCGCTCCGATTGTTTCGCAAATCTTTAACCCTGTTACTGGAGTTTTCGGTACGGGTCAAATGCTTATATTTGGCGCAGGAATGTCTGGAGCTTGGACAGTTCCTGCTGGAGTAAACCGAGTCCGTGTACGCTGCTTTGGTGGTGGCGGTGGTGGCGGTGGTGGTGGCGGTGGTTTCGCATTAAAAGTCATCAACGATTTGACTGGCGTTACTAGTGTTCCTGTTTCTGTCGGCGGTGGCGGCGTTAACACTGGGGGTTCTGGCGGCACTTCATCTTTTGGGGCGTATGTTTCTGCAACTGGAGGCGGTTATACATCATCTGGCACTTCGTCAGGTGGCAGCGGAATTGGCGGTGACATCATTTCTTCTGGCGGCTCTTCCTATGGCGGCGGCACAAGTACGGGCTACGGTGGTGGTGGCGTAGGTAGCTTGTTTGGGGCTGGCGGTATCGGTTATGGTGGTGGTAGTAGCATGGGTTCAAGTGCTGCTTCTGGTGGTGGCGGCTCGTCAAACAACCAGATTGGAAATGGTGGAGCTGGCTTATTTGGTAATGGTGGCGCTGGAACTAGTCCAAGTTCGTATGTCGGTGGGGAAATGCCAAAGTCAGGTATGCCAGCATTTTCAATTGACTTCATTGGAACCGGTGGTGGTGGTGGTTCTTACACCTCTGGTGTGAACGGCGGTGGCGGCGGCGGGTTTGGTGGTCCAGGCGGTTATCCTGGCGGCGGTGGCGGCGGCGGCTATGGCCCAGGCGCTGATGGTATGGTTATTTTGGAGTGGTAATATGAAATTGAGAGTTGAAAACAATGTTGTTGTAGAAATTCTGCAAGCTATTCCAGGATTCTCTATTGAACAATCATTTCATCCTGATCTTTTGAGCCAATGTTTTGATTGGGATGGAGTTGCACAAGTCGGTTGGGTTTTGAACGAAGACGGAACATTTAGCGACCCTAACGCAACAACTGCTGCTGAAACTCCAGCAGCGGAGTAAATCGATAGAGAGAGAAAGCCATAGACCCTATCTCTCTCTTATTGATGGCGCAGTCTGCTGTTGCGGCAGTCCGGAAGGGGTGCGAGCTTTTACAGCAGGGTAAGGCAGAAATAGGAAAGATCAAGAAAGCGGTAGACGATGCCCAGGCAATTGTTAAAGAGGTCAAGGGAATATGGTCTACCATTCTTGGTTGGTTTGGTAAAAGTAAGCCCCCCGCTACCCCCGTTCCATCCGTCAAGACCCCCGAGCCAGCGCCCGTTAAGCCCGTCACCAAGAAGAAGGAACAAGAGCCAGAACTGACCTACGAGGAATATCAGACAAGGGCTATTCACGAAGTCTGTGAGCAGTTGAAGTTGTTTTTTGAGATTCGCAGGAAGCTAAAAGAGCATTGCAATGAATTGGAGGAAATCTCAAAAACCACCACGACTGTGGAGGACAGCGCCCTAGACAGGGTTGAGATTGAAATGCAGTTGGAGAATATGACCGTCCAAATCCGAGAGGCCATGGTCTACGCTCCAAAGGAATTGAGAGACATCTACAGTCGCTTCCTAAAAATGTACGATCAGATACTGGAGGAGCAGGAGTTTGCTCGGCAGTTGAAGAAGAGGCAAGAAAGGGAAGCAAGATGGCGGCGGGAACTCCTCAGAAACCACCGAATCGAACGGTCTATGGTTCTGGTGGCGGTAATGTTCGTGGTGGCATGGATATGGTGGGTGCTGATGCTCTTCTCGAACTTGCTCGGGAAGATGCGAGATGGTTCAGGACCATCATCATCGTGGTTTGCATAGTATTGTTCTTGGCGCTACCATTGGTGGTGCTGATTGCCATAGACTATAAAAAGGACAAGGCTGAGTGGCAAGCAGAGCGCCGAGCCGAAAAGGCTGAATTGAAACGACTCAAAAAGGAACTGGAAAGCAATGTCAAAGATTAAGATCGCCGTCTATGCCATCGCCCTCAACGAGGCTCATTTTGTTGACCGATTCTGTGACTCGGCAAAAGATGCAGATATTATTGTCGTTGGCGATACGGGCTCATCTGATGATACCGTAAGAAAACTGCAAGAAAATCAGGTGGCGGTGCATGACATTCGGATTCGTCCGTGGCGGTTTGATAAAGCTAGGGATGCAGTGCTAGCGCTGATTCCTGCCGACATTGATGTTTGCATCAGCTTGGACTTGGACGAGGTTTTGGAGCCAGGTTGGCGGGAAGAAATTGAGCGGGTTTGGACGGAAAAAACCACTCGTCTACGCTACAAGTTTGATTGGGGAATGGGGATTTCCTTCTACTACGAGAAAATCCACCACCGGCATGGATATTTCTGGAAGCACCCCTGTCACGAGTATCCAATGCCTGACCCCCGTACTGATGAGGTTTGGGCACATACAGACATGCTCTTAGTGAGCCATCACCCAGACCCTACCAAAAGCCGTGGTCAATACATGCATCTGCTGGATGTAGCGGTAAAAGAAGACCCTAACTGCCCGAGAAACGCTTTTTACCACGCCCGTGAACTGACCTTTCATTATCGCTGGGATGAAGCCATCGAGGCGCTAAATCGGTACTTGGCATTGCCTGGGGCGACTTGGGCGAACGAGCGGTGCTATGCCATGCGGTTGCTGGGCAAGTGCTATGATGAAAAGGGACAATACTGGGATGCAGTTAAATGGTATCGTCTGGCTACTGCTGAAGCGCCAGGAACTCGAGAGCCGTGGGTAGATTTGGCTATGCATGCCTATCGTTACCACCAATGGGACGAGTGCTATTTCAGCGCCGTCCAAGCTCTCAAAATCGTTGATAAAGAAGCCGTCTACACGATGGACCCATCGGTTTGGACGGAAAAGCCGTTTGACCTAGCCAGCATCGCAGCTTGGAACCTTGGAATGAAGGAAAAGGCTATCGGATTCTGCAAGGAGGCTTTAAAATTCAATCCAACTGATGCTCGGCTAGTCCAAAACCTAGCCATGATGGAAGAGGCTTATGGCTGACTACAACCGTTTCCGATCCCCGCTGGCAAACATGTCGTTCACGCCTGATGTGCCTTCCAACGCACTGGCTCCAAACGAATACAACTCTGGCCTGAATGTCGAAACCGATGTTCGTGGGGTCAAAAAAGTCTTTGGGGAAGTGAACATTCTTTCCACGATTACTGATGAAGTAATCTACATGGAAGGCGGGTTTCGGACTGAAAGCAACTGGGTTTACATAGTCGCCACACGGAATTCGTCTAGCGAAGGCAAGTGGTTCATGATCACTTCTGCTGGCATTTCTAACATTACCCCAGGCTATGGTTCAAACCCAGCCATTTACCTGCCAGGTTACACAGCAGACCTGAATATCACTTCCTCTTGGGTTGGCGGTGTTTTCTATGTGAATGACACGCTAAACAATCCAATGTACTTGCTTCAGACCGGCTCCGAAATGGTGGTTACGGCTGATGCGTTGTGGAACTACGATGTTGGGGTCAGCAAAACAACGGCTGGGTTTGTTCGTAACTATTCTTCTCCTAATGTTGGCAACATCATGGTGGCTGGCAATTTGAGCAAAGTCATTTCTGGTACGACATATAACTACCCGACAACAGTCAGGTGGTCGCAAACCTTTGCCCCAAGTGGGGTTCCTGAGACATGGATGCCGACGATCAACAACGTAGCCAACGAGCAGGAAGTTCCTGTCCGTGGACCGCTGATTGACGGCTTTATGCTTGGCGGTAGCTTCTATGTCTGTAGCTACTGGGATACGGTCATCTTCAGCCCTATCGCCTACCAAAGCACATCGGCTCCTGTCTTTGGGGTTCGCCTCTTGAATCAAGGGCGTGGATTGCTGAACAACAACTGCTGGACAAACACAGACACCAATGTTTATGGGGTTGACAGCAGGGATATCTGGGTATTTGATGGCACGAATTTCAAGTCTTTGGGCAATCAGCGGGTACGCAATTACCTGTATGACAACCTGAACCCGACTTTCTATGACCGTGTTTTCATGGTCAACAACACCTACAAAAATCAAATTGAGATTTACTATCCCGATTTGAATTCAACTGGCTACTGCAATAGGATGTTGGCCTATCGTTACGACCTTGATTGCTGGAATCCACCCAAGGTTATTCAGAATGCTTGCATGGGCACGGAAGGCCCCTATTGGACTGGAACTGCTTACAACTTGTCAAAGCGTAATGTTGTTTACGCAAAAGGTGGCACTCCTGGTACTCGACTCATTCAAACCAATCAAGGTAACAATTTCTCGGGCGACCCCATCAATTCTTACTTTGAGCGCAACAATTTGACCTTGCAAGGCAAAGAGGGGCCTGTGCCATTCAGCATGACAACTTATGTTCACCGGCTCATGCCTGAGGTTTCGGGCACGGGCAGTCTGAACATTACTGTCGGCATCGCCAACAGCACTCAAGAATCTACGAAGTACGCCACAACAAACACGGTCAACATTGACACGGATCGCCCGTGGGTGAATCCGCAACAGAACAAGGGCAGAACAATCACCTTGAAGTTTGGCACTAACGATACCACGGACACATGGTTGGTCAGCGCAATGAACTGGCAAGCGACCGTCACTGAGGATGTTTTCTAATGCCTTTTGCACTAGACCCAGGATCAGACACTGGTGAGATTACCGGTGCGATCAACTATTTGTTGGCAAATCTGACTGATGCTCTAGCTGTTAATCAGGGTAGTGGTCAAATTTATGATCCGAACGGAAACGTCTACGCTTATCTGTACAAGTATCTTCACATCAAATATGCGGATTCTTTTGACGGCAGTAGCAATTTCAGTAACTCTCCAACAAATCGGTTTTATTACGGTCTACGCAATGATGGGACTGCTACTGAGTCTAGCAATCCTGCTGATTATGTGTGGTACAAAGTAACTGGTGGTTTTGGGACTACAAAATTCCTTTTTTACCAAGTCTTTGGTGGGCGACAGATTGATTTCTTTGTTGGCACAACATCGCCAGGTTACACCTATGTGCAGGACAACGGAAGCGCAGTTGATCTTGACATCATCACGACTACAACTGGAACCACAAATCTTCAGGCTTATTTTGTCCAACCGCAAACCTCAAGCTCTCCTGCACTTCCCGCATACACGACAGGCCCTACCCTACCTGCTGGTTGGTCTGCTAGCCCTCCTGTGTGCCCACCTGGTTCTGTCCTTTGGTATGCTTTTGGAGCCTATAACGGAAATCCCAATGAAGTAAATGGCATCCCGCCGAATCAAACGGCATGGACTGGTCCTATTGCTGCTTCTGTTTTTCAGGATATTCGCTCTGACAACTGGAACGGCTCCAACCCTCCGATTTATGGAAATCCTGCCACCTATGGCACTCAGGGCTACTACATCAGCCGGACTTCAGGCTACATCTATGCCAACGGCTTGGTAGCTCGAGGGCTATTGCAGTCAGGATCAAACCCTGCCATCAGTGGCACATCCATGACTGGATCAGGTGCAATCATTAATGCTGATGGCACTTTTGCTCTTGGAAACTCTTCCACCAACATCGTAAATCCTGGCGGTGGATCAATTTATATAAATGGTCAAGTTGTTAACAACAGCAATATTGTTAACAATTCTGCAACTGAATTTTCAGGCTACAGTCTGAGTTCTGTTGATGCGGCTTGGGTCTACACAACTTTTGTGATGTCGTATCCAGGTTATGTAACAGTAACCAGTGGTGGCTTGTTGAGTGTTGGTTCTCTGCCATACAACTTGACTCTTGTCATGCTTACCGTCGAATCTTTGGGCGGCTTGGTGTATGCATCGGATGCAGTAGCTGGCCCACCATCAACCTCATACGAGCAGTCATATTATTTGGCTTGTACAACCTATTTGCCAGCAGGAACATATAGGTTTGGGGTGAATGGTGATGTTGATATTGTTAACCCGACATCTCCTTTGCATGTGTGGCGGGTCACTGTAATGCGGAGTTACAAATGAACACCGTTTACTTTTTTGACCAAAACGACAATGCCGTGCGTTCATACACCGGCAAAGAAGAAGATTACCAAGCAATGTGCGAGGAATATGGGTGCGCCTATTATCTTGTCGGACAACAAGATATGCCTCTTCGCAACGCTAAGAATGTAAATGGGGTGGTGACTTATGTGCCTTATGAGCCTGTTTTGGACTACAGACAGAAGAGGGCGCTTGAATATCCGTTGCTAGGCGATCAGATGGACATGATTTGGCATTCAATGGATAATGGGGAAACGCCTAAAATTGAACCTTTTTATAGCACGATCAAGGCTATAAAAGACAAGTATCCGAAGGAGTAGGCATGGGTGCGGGTAAATCAGGATCGGTAAGTTTTCCTCAGGCTAATGCCATCACACAAGCCAATTCTCAACCTGGCATGGGTGCGCCGAACCGATATTCCCAAACTGTTGGCATGGGCGGCGGCTGGGATCAGGCAAGGATTGGCCCTTCTGTCAACAATCCTCTGGCGGGATTGCAAGCAAAAGGTTATGGCGGCAAGGTATCCCCGAGCATGTCACAGAAACCCCAACAAAACACGCAACCTGTTGATACAGGTAGCAACAACTATTACTGAAAGGACGAACTATGGGCGGCGGTAAAAGTTCAGGTTCTAGC